GATAGATGCGCCAGCAAACTGTTGGTTCTAGCAATAATCCTTAGTTGTTCATCAGCCACCACTCTAATTGGCCAACCGCCCCTCAGAAGAACTGAAGGCTTCCAGATCTGATAGAAGGTATCGAGCAAGTCACCGAGGCCATCTGCACTTACGCCTTTACGTCGAAGTCTACCTAGTTGACCAGAGATATTGATAAGAGCCTTAACATCGGTCATCGGGAACCAGTTCTGAAGCTGAGTACCCAATAGAGGCATAGCTATCTCTATCATTTCGCCTGAATCAGGATCAACCCAGCGAACCATATCAAGATCAGCCTCATGTGCATAACGCCTAGAGGTCAAGATTTGATTAGCCGTACGTCTACCATGAGTGGCTCTTGAGTAGGCTTCCTCGATCTGCTTAGACGTAAGACCGGCTCTACGACCAGCAGCCGCAATTAATTCCCTATCCATCTGATTGAAAATCTGGATCTTCTCGGCCTCTGTAGAAGCTGCCATCCAACGCCCTCTGTAGTACCTAGCCCTACTCTGAGTAAGACCAAGAGGCCTAGCTTCCTCTATCTGACGAACAATCTGCACATCAGCCTGAGGATCATGGGTGTTAAGCCAGCGATATGGACGCTTCTCAAACACCGCACGAATAGGTCTAGCTAAGGTGCTTTGCTGGTAGAAGTCAGTCCTACGAATATTCTCCTTAGCAGAAGTAAGGGCAGTATGTCTAGGTGGCGACTTTATGAAGGCAACGTGCTGGGTATTTACACCCTCATAAAACTTAGCCAAAGCAAGCTGATCTTCCAGCATTTTGATTTCTTCCTGAACCGACTCCATCAGGAAATCGTATTCAGGCGACTGTAGATCAACCCCGTCCATCATACCACGATGAACAGCAATTCTCCTAGCAGCTACTTCAGGACCATCTTTGAGGATCTCTAGGTCACGGTTCAAGTTGCGAAGTCTGGCTTGAACAATAGGCTTGAGGGTCACGGTGTCTGGAACTTGAACCCCCATAGATACAGCCAGTATGGTTCTACGCTCAGCGTAGCTATCAGCCTTAGAGAGAAGATCAGCTACGATTTGTCCACCAGGTGTATTAGGGAAGTAGACCCGGCGAATGTAGTCAGCATCCCTACCAGCCATATCATTGAGAGCGGCTTGAGTTCGCTTTTCCTTGAAGATGTAATCCGTCAGGTTGGTAGACGGGTTTCTAGCAGCTTGTTGAGCCTGGATGTACTTGATAGCCTGAGTTTCACCACCAACAGAGTAAGCCTCTCTTGCGCCCATGACCTCATCATGGATATCATTCATACGGTAGATATCCCGAGGTTCAATTGCTTTACCGTCAGGCGTGTAAAGAGAAAGGTCAAGTTGAGAAGCTGGGCTAAGGTGATCTGGCATATCATCAAGGTGAAGGGCTACATCAAGGTCTTGAGGACTGAGGAGACGAGCATCTTCAACCTTACCATTAATGCTATCAGTCAAGGTAATAACCTTGCCACCCTGAGGGAAACCGTCAGGTCCTCTGGCTGTTGGCAAACTGACATCATCCATAATGACTGGTAGGCCCTCAGGATTGATACGCATGAGGACCGGTGCATCGTCGGGGTTCTGTGCGTATAGATTCGCAGCGTAGCGTTTCGCCTCAGTCTCGTCTGGCATGAGATACAACGCCCTGTCACGAAGCTGGTCATCAACTTCGCTACGACGAACAACGGCATACATCTTCTGGCCTCTAGAACCCGACACCACCATATCAAGAGAGGAATCAGCTTCAGCTAGCCACGGAGCTCTTGCTGCATCCATACCATAAGCCCTCTGGAACTGGGCGATTCTTCGTTCCACAGAGGGGGACCAGCGTGCTCTTGTTACCTTGATACCTTTACCCGCAAGTACTTCAGGCTGAGTATACCATCTAGCCACTGCATCAATTGCACCAGAAACAAAGAAGAAGGCTGGGCTAGCTAGAACCTCTTGTCTCTCTCGCTCGGGAAGTTCCCAGAGTCCGAATGCTCCAGCTACCGCAGCTTGACCTGGAGAGGTATAGTTCGCTCTTTCCCACAACTTAGGGATATCTAGAGTGGCTGGATCACCGCCTGGAAGTAGTGAGCTGGCTAGACCTGTAGCTGTAGAAAGACCCTTAGCAATAGAAACATCACCAGGATCCAAGCCTGGGAAGATATTGCTGAGGCCAAGTGGGACCTCTTGTTGCTGTCTCTGATATTCCTGATTGTAGAGCAATTCACCTTGTTGAAAGATCTCCCTGATGATGTCATCCACATAGGTATGTTCCTTGATGAAACCGCTAGCAGTATTGAACCCTGTGATGTCTCCTGTAGCTTGACCTACCTTACGAAACCCTGTACCGAGTTGTTCAAAGGTCTCAGCGAATGGGTCACCGATACCTATTTCCTCATCGAGGGGAGCACGAATAAGGTCAAACACAAACCCGAAAGGGGCACTGGCAATATCAACAGTACCACTGAGTACGGATTTCAGACGATCATCCCAACCCATTACATTTCACCGGGGAACTTCGGAATTTGGTGAGGCTTGATACCTAGCTGGCTTCTCAGTCTCTGAGCCATGATCTTGGTCTGAGTGCTGGTATTAGGTAAAGTAGCCAGACGCATCAGTATCGGATACCAGCCTTTGATCTCACTAGCCGCTAGCTTGTTGGACAGTTGATCTGGACTAGGAATCAATCCCTCAGGGCCAAGTCCAGCTCCTCTATCAATTCCGCTAGTGACTGGCTCGTTCGGTGCAGTCGTAGGCTGGCCAAACTGAGAACCTGGGTTGAGCTTATCAAGAGGGATTTGACTGAGCGCCCGACGAATACCGCCGGCACTTCCATGAGCAACTGAGCCCGCAATCGGATCGTTGCCAGGCAAGGGAGTACCAGGGGTACCTGGAAGAGCCGAGAGGTCTGAACGATTCGGCCCTTGAGCAAACGGAATTGCTGCCGGTCGTGGAATGCCATCAGGTACCCTGCTACCACCTCGACCATCCCGAGCAGTCACAATTACCTGCCAATTGACTTGTCTCGACCGTGGTGACTACTCTTGGAAGATGGAGTTCCTCCAGACTTAGGTTCAGCAGTACCCTCGTTCTTCGGGTATTTCACCTTGGCACCGTCCCCTGTGGGACCAGAAGCGCCACCCTCCACATTAGACCTACTACCCTTCGGGATTTCAGACACTATCTACTCCTTCCCTGTCCTAGAGCTAGTAACTGCGACGGTGATGGAATGTTTGGGATGCCCGGGGGCTGGGGCGCACCTCCTGGAGGAGGAAGGCCAAGGGCAGCCTCTGGTGGTGGAGCTCCAACCCCCGGGAGCATTTCCTGCTCGGCAGGGAACGGATTTTCAGCAAGCCACTTGTAAGGGTCCTTGTTGCCATTCTCTACAGCCACTCGCCATTGGCTCATGTGATTGATGAGTGGTGATGGCGCTTGACCTGCAACCATCTCAAATAGAACCTTCTCGATACGATCAAGGAAGACCTTACGTCGAGTCTCAGAGGTACTAGTAATCCAAGGAACGTTATCCATGACCTGAGCTTCATCAATGAAACCTTGAGCCGCAAGCTGCATCAGTTCCGTGAAGCCTTCAAGTCCACCAACACCAATACCGAAATCAATGGTGACATTGCGATATCCCATGATGTCTTTACTAGGCGTGTACTTATCCTCGAACTGCTCACCCTTAGTCTTACCGTAAATCTCCTTGTTCCTACCACCGTAAATCTTCTCGTCGATGGCAAGAGCATTTGCCTTGACAAACTCAAGGTCAGGTCTCATTACGTCCCAGTGGTCTATCACTGTCTGTCTAACGTCGGCATTGAGTCTATCCGCAGCAGTAGCGGTAAAGATAGAACTAGGAGCCTCACCCTGCATGACCTCAGTATCGTGGTTCATAACCCTGATGAGTCGATCCAAGGTCTCGAGGTCTCTCTCCACCTGAATCTCTCCAGGCGGGGCGAGGAACTCAGCTTTACCATCACCCATGAACTCGATGACCCTAGTGTCAGGGTTCATGTTAGCCAAGCCTTGAATCACAAGCCATGGCCAAACGATGTTCTGGTTGTAGACCAGTTTCTGGTTGAGCAGTCTCATGTAGGCCAGAACAAGACCGATGTTCTGTTCAAACATACCCTGACCGCCAAGCTGCTCTGGCACAAACATTGAGGTAAATCTTACAGGCACAGTCTTGAGGCCATGCTCAACTTCGACAATGGTCTTTTCATTGATGAGGATAGACCAGATATCCTTATCCATGTAAGTAATGAGGTTGTAAGGAGTCAAGGTAGTCTCGTGATCCCTGAACAGATCCATAACTCCAGGCAAATTACCGTATTGATCTACGATGGAAGAAGCCGTCATGGTCTCATTGAGGATCACTCTACTCATGGACATAACGTGCATCATAGGTTCAGATATCATACCGTAAGCTGTAGAGGTGAGAGGAATGCTACCCATGCCAGGTTCAGCAAGAACAGTACGGGGATCCTTGACGAAGTACCGAGGGCCCTTCAGAGTTGGATCAGGCATCACTCCAATAGCCGAAGCTCCGAGCAACACCAGATACCAAGCATACCACTTAGAGAGAGTAGCCATACCAGAGTTGTTGTCGTAGCTGACCAGAATCCTCTCGATCTTGTCTGCCCGAGTCTGGGTAATGCGAGAGACACCGCTAGGCGGCACACGATTCGCAGCTACCTTACCTACCATCCGAGCATAGCGATCTGTTGCCAACTTGATCCAGTTAGCCGTCTTAGGAACTTCACCTCGTCTAAACTCGTTTGGCCAAAGTTGGTGATAATTACCGTGATAGACAGAGATCAAGGTATCCCAACGAGTATGAGGCTCACGCCAGTAAGTAAGGAGGTCCTGTCTCAGTTGAAGGATACCCTTCTCATCCATTAACTCCACCCCTGGCTTCTCTGTCGTTCTGACTCTGGGGTACTAGGATCACCAACAAAGGCAGGTGAGATTGCAACCACAAGCTGTTGAAGGAGGTCTGGCAAAATGGTTACATCACTTACCACTACCGTAGGATTGATCGTCTGAACAGGTTGACTCATCAACGTAGGTTCCAATGTTTGTTCGCTAGATCCGGCCGTTACTACGGGATCATACACTACCGCAGTTTGCTGCACAAGATCAGGAGTAATCGTGACTACTGTGGTCAAGGCTGGATCAATTACCTGAATCAACTGCTGCAAGAGAGAAGGATTGATTGGAGCATTAGGCGGCAATACAGTCGGGTCTATTGTAGCTGCCAACTGTTGTAACAGACTTGGAACAATAAAGGCCTGAGTAATCAGTGTAGGATTAAACACCTCTAAGAGTTCTTGCAAGATGTCAGGGGTGATAGTCACGTCCCCGGTTACAACTGTTGGATCAATTGTAGAGGCAAGTCTCTGCAATAGGGAAGGATTGATTGTCAAACCTGCTGAGCCAGACTTAATGGCAAAGGTAAGAGCAATTCCTTGAATAGTACCAGTTGTGGTCAGAGTCCAAGTAGGGGTCTCATCAATTGTCCCTGCCACATCTTGAACTCTGGATACTACTGAAAATTGTAGGTCAGGGTCTTGACCAGCAGTTTCCTGCAAACGAGCCGTGAAGTTGCCACCAGGATCAGTGATCGCTGAGACATCTCCTGTGGCGTTGACTTCAAACTGGTAGTAGAAGTGAATGACAAGGGCATTATCATTTGCCGTATCCATTGGAGGTGCTGTAGGTGTAGTGTCAGAAGCTAGCTCAGCGGTAGTCGGAGTACCTGATCGTGGATCACCAGTGGTTGTAGAGCCAGTGAGCTTGATTAGGATAACCTTAAATTCCTCAACAAGGTCAAGAGCCCAAGTAAGGTCAGTGACACCAGACTCATAGTAAGTCCAGCCAACCCAGTATGCCATATCTGAACCCTGTGCTGAGTTGGTAAAGGCAATGATATCTGACCAACCATCATTACCAGAAAACACCTCAGCGTTATCAGACTTAATAAGGATAGCGATGAGAAGGTCACCATTGCTAAGGCTATGACCGGTAGTATCGACGGTAATAGTCGTGCCTGTAGCCATTGCAGCTTTAGTAATGGATTCAATTACAGGTGCTCCTGCAGGTACAGAGACTACAGGATCAATTGTGGCTAAAAGCTGCTGAAGTAATGTAGGCACAATAGCCACATCACCTGGAACCACTGTAGGATCCATCAAACTGGTCAACTGCTGTTTCAAGGCTGGTTGTATAAATACCTCAGAAGTGATAGTTGGATCTATCAGAGCTACCAACTGTTGCTTTAGGCTAGGAACAACAAAGGCTTCAGATGTTACTGAAGGTTGAATTGGAGAGGCTAATTGCTGCAATAAGGATGGAGTGATATTCTGCTCAGATGCTCCACCCGCCAGCTCATCGCCCCACAGCAGGAACTTCGTCTGCAACAGGTCCAACGTCGCCGTTCGTGAATGGGACGCAAACAGATCGAGGTCCTGAGCACCGGACGACAGGGACTGCCAAGAGAGCGCCGTCATCAGCCCCTCATCCGTCGTGTCAGTCATCCACGAATTGGAGAGAGCCGACGTGGTGTCAGTAGTCGGATCGAGAACCCCCGACCCATCCTTGCGTAGCCACAAGTACCCCCAGTTTGATGCCGTGTTGATGTCGAGGATGCCTTGGCCCCACAGCAGAGCACCCTGGGCACCAGTGAGCGTCGGGGTGAGGGTGGCTACCTGGACATCGGTAGCCTGAGCAACCGACACCGTGCCCGGCTGTGTCCAGTACAGGTCTGCCCACACCGCCGCTCGGAAGACCAGCAGCGCCGAATCACGATGGTCGTTGAGCGTCGTGCCGCCGTCATCA